ATGCCGCCGCGATAATATAAAATCCCTAGTTCCTCTTCCAAGGAAGCTGGAATGATTGGCTTTGAGACATGAATTAGAGTCAGTCCCTATAACCTCTAGTCTTTTCAAGGGCGTGCCTTTATCCATATCAAAGTCCCCCGGCTACAAGGTTAAACAGAGCAGTACAAAAAGCACTGAAGATAAATGTTGCAGCATACACCTTAGTATCAAGAACAGCAAGCTTGCTTTCTATCTTTGATAATCTTTTATCAATATCACCGAGCCTTCTGTTTGATCTCTCAAGTTCGTGGACCACATGGACCTTGTATTTTTCCCACCCACTGTCTTTGACATTCATATTCCACCTACAAATTCAAAGGATACACTTCCTGTTTTAGAAGTTAAGTTACCAGAATTAGTGTTGAAACCGAACTGAATATAGGGAACACTATTAGGAACAGTAAAGGTGCCTAATTTAATACCTGTAACATTAGCCCCAACATCGGAAACTATCTCAGTCCAATCTGTATAGGTGATACCATCTAACGAGACTCGATAAGCAAGATTTGGCGGAGTAGCATCTATACCTCCTGTAGTATATTTAGGAGGTAAGACAGTAGAAAGTTGGGGCCATGAAGCGTTCGTAGTAAACGTAGTTGAGTTACCCGCCGCTCCAGCTAAAGCGGTGAACGTAACAACATTATTCACATTAGTTGCCGTAAGACCATAGTTACCTAACCCATTTGTTGCATGGCTCACAGCTTCCGCAAGCTTATATCCTGCCCACCGACCACCATGAGACAAGTTAACCTCAGCCTGAGCCAGTGATGCTGTATCATCAACCCCACCCGTCATTGCCGCAGGAACCGCTACACTACAAGCATCGTTCCATTTAGTACCACCAGTAAAGTCGGTTTCATCAACCATATCCACACCACCTGCTGTAGCTATTGCACCAGAAAGATTGGTGTCCTCTCCCGTATCATCAATTGTAATTGTAATCTGAGTATCACTTGAACCTTGTGCAGCAACGATACCTAAGTCATCAGAAGCTTCTCCGTTGCCTGATGTTGCATAGGCGATGATGCTGGAGGTTACTCCATTCAAAGCGTTAATAATAGCAGCGGCAGTCTGTGCATCCGTTAGACCATAGCAACCAATCGAAATGGTATTTGCATCACTAACGACAGCTGTATCTATATCCCAATCCAAATCAATTGTAACAGCTGTGCCACCTAAGCCACCTGCGGATGTTGGAATAAGTATTGTAAATGAAGCATCTGCGTTACTGAAATCAAATCCAGTTGTATCAATTGCATTTACAGCCGAGGCTGAGGTAGCTGTAGGTGTTATCGCCTTATTAGTCACAGTACCCGGTCTAGTAGCTTCGATAATAACTTTACCCTGTGCAGCCCCTGCACCCTCTGCAACGGAAGTAACATTAGCATATGCATTTACGAGATCACCATTGGCAGTATCTCCAAAACCCGCAGCACTTTCTAAAGCTGTCTTAAAGTTAGCAGCAGAATCCTCAGCCTGAGCTGCGTCACCGACAGACCCTGAATCATATGTAGCAAATTGTACGAAACCCAACGCTTCAGTTCCGTTTGCTGTGCCCACCGCAGCAGATTTAAAAGCCTTAGTAACAGAAGTCCCATCAGGTTTAACCATGGTAATAGCAATGCTTTGCCCGACAACAGCAGCCTTATCAAAGGTAAAGGTAGCAGTGCCCGCAGTACCTGATTTATCTTGAAAGAACGTTCTTGTAGCAGTAGGAGTCTCGATAGTCAAAGCAGGAGTTGTACCGGTAGTATCAGCTAGCGTATATTTGGAATCAGCTAAAGTTAAACTAGCGGTTCCTGCTACCGCCGCCGTTCCATTAGTAGTAAAAGCTGTACCAATATTAAGGGCAGCCACTATTTCTGTACCCTTGATCTTAGTGGTAGAAGTACTAACCTTTTCGGATACTAAAGTATTAGTAGAGTTTGTTAGATCTGTACTTGAGCCTGTCTTGTATATTGAAGATCCTGCTATCACAGTCCTTGTCCCAAAGTTTGCTGATTGTGCTTCAATTGTCATTTATCATACTCCTTGCATCTGCTGCATTGCTTGTTGGATACCAGCCCCACCGGTTTGTTCTAAGTCTTGTTGAGCTGCTTGACCCATAACTTGTTGTACCATCTGATTGGCAGCCAACTCATTTTGTTGAGCGCCTTGGATCTGCCCTTGTGCTTGGGCCAGTTCCATCTGTTCTTTCTTCACCTCTTCCTCACTCTTAACCCATATTGAAGCATTAAAGCCAAGGGAGGTAATTAAAGCCTTTCCATACTCATCCCATCTAAACATCATAGCTGCTGGCTCTGGGAGGTTTCTAACCATCTCTCCCATTTGCATGAGCTTCTGTAGATCGGACTCTCGACTCAATGCTTGAAGTCCTGTAACGATTTCAACATCCAACAGACCATCCTCTTTGTTAAATAATCCTTGTAACCTATCATCAACCATACCATTGTTGATCATAAGGAATACTGTTCTAGAAACCAAAGGCTTCATAAGATCTCTAGCAATGGCAGAGAAAGCTCCACCAAGTACGTTCTCTAGTTCTTGGCCTAACATTCTCACAGCCGTAGCAGTAACGCGATCTTTGTTGGGGATGCCTGCACTGTCCATAAGGAACGCTCTTCCTAATTCCCTACGGAGAATATCGACACCCGACTGAGTATGTCCAATCTGAGGATTCATAGTAGCAGCTGGAGATACAACATGTACTTCATTAGGTCTAGCACCAATCCAACCTCCCGTTGGCGTGCCGTTGATATCATCAACCTCTGCCATTCCTGTAGGATCTACAGCCATCCAGAATATTGATGAGGCAGTGATACCATTAATCAAACCCTCAGTAAATCCTTCCAATGCTTTGATGTCACCAATAAGATCCTCGCAATGACTTCGACCATAGTTTTCTCCGGGAATACCTGCCCATCTCAAGACGGTAAAGTTTGGAACGGTATAACTTCCAGAGTTAGTGACGTTACCGTCCTTGTCTTCTGTTCTTGATGCCCATCCCCTATCTTTTTTCTTAAGCTGGGTGTAGAGAGGCTTATATCCTTGACGGCTGTCCATATCCAATGAGGAAGTAAACATCTCCGCGTTATCCTTCTCTTCCGCCATAGCCTCATACTCTTTATAAATAACCTCTTCAATATCTCCATACACATCTCTACGTACAACAAAACGATCAAGCCTAATGATTCTCAGATTAAGATCATCTTCGATTAATACCATCACATCTCCAATCACAATAAGGTGTTGGAGGAGTTGATATATAGTTTCTCTTAAATTACCAGAGGATAACTTGTTGTAAACCTGATAACTTAAATCGCTCAAATAAGAATACACCTCAAGTTCTGGCTGAGCCCCTGAGGCTACATCAAATCTGAAGAAGGGGGTATCATTTAATGGGAGCAAAGCACTGAGCATCCTACTAGCCATAGCGGTAACACCTCTTGCTGCAACAGAACTATACGGTTGCGGTAATTGGTCCTGCTCTGTCCAACCATCTGGAGGTAGAATAGAAGGTACAGTAAGACTAGAACAATACCTAGATCTCTCTAACTTAGAAGTCCTACAAGAGTCTAATGTTCTAAATCTATCTACAAGGTGTGTATTCATATTTGATTACTCCGGTCTCTGCTCTTCTACACTAGGTGTAGTTCGGGTATCTTGTCCTGCATCTAAAGCTCCCCACATCTCAGTAACCTTACGGTCTCTATCCGCCTGAGCAACCTCGTTCCCTGTACTGGCAACGCCAGCGGCAGCCTGTTCACTTTCCTCTAAAGCCTGAATTCTGTCAGCTTCCTGAAGTTCGGTAGCTCGGCGTATTTCTTTTTCTTGTTGCTGTCGTAACTTGTCTTGTTCTCTTTGAAAATTCCGTGCTTCTTTATCACGCTCAGCAGCTAATAGATTCTCATGATCCAGAAGACCCTTTCTGTCTTCTGCACTCATTCCTGTTGGCATATCAACTCCTCCCAATAATCCTCCCATTACTTAGGTCTCCTCTCTATATCACTCCGTTCAAGGGGTGGTGGTATATGGCCTCTGCTTTTTGCTGCTGAACTTAGGGGTGTTAAGTTACCCAACCTAGATAAACTCTGGACCTTTCCTATATAGTCAGTAGGACTGGTAGTAGAACCCGGTGTGTTTGAACCTATGGCTAGTCGCTTACGAGCTTCTTCTTTATTCTTATTACGAAGAACAGTTCTATCCCTCCGAAGTTTGCCAATCTTTTCTTCGTGATCTTGTTCCATTCTATGGAATTCTTTTTTAGCTTTTCTTCTTATATCAGCATTCTTAGACCTCATTCGTGTCTGAAGTTCCTTCCGAGCTTTTCTCTGGTCAGCTTCTACTCGACGACGAACTTTAGTCTCTTCATACTCTCTCGTATACTCAGGACTAATTTCTCTAATACCTGTTATGTCAGAAATTCCACTAAGTATATCGTTAAAAAATCCCATATTAGGTTCCTTTCCTCTGTAAGGATATTAAAGTTTCTATAGCCCCAATTAGCTCTTGTATACCATACTGAATAGCCATTAGTCTAACAAGCTCATCATTTGTTGCTGTTGGACTGTACTTTGGACTCGGAAACTTTTCCCTTAGATACTGAACCAGCTCCTTGTCCACTCTTGGTACTTGTCTCCAGTCCATCAAGTCTCTCCTTAATACTATCAAACTGAAATAACAATTCTCTTAAACATAAGACAACCTCAGCAGGCAGGACATTCCCACCCATCCCTATCTTGCGTTTAATAGTTTCAAAATTATGTTGCATATGTATTCTCCGTAATATCAACAACTTCACACGCTCCGCCTTGGCAGGCAAGCTCTTGTGAACTGGTAGTCATATCCTTAGTTTCATACTTAGATAATCCATCCCAGTTAATAGATGTAGGTATTTGTTCTAACATACGATCATACTCAGCTTTACTAATAGCTTCAAACGGAGCTTGATCATACACATTATTATCATAGGGAAGGAACGATACACCGCTCACGTAATCCCAATTAGTCCATACCCATTGACCAGTCTCAAGGAAACTGTCATCAGTATAGGACACAGTAATACTAGGCTTATGGTCACACCAAGTCTTTTGGTACTCAAGCCACAAATCAAGGTGCTTAATAGGATCAATTCCCTCTTGAGTTACACACCCTGCTGGAGACGCAATAGGGAAACTGAAGACCATGGTCTTGTCTGGGGTAGCTACACAAGGCTCGTGGGGAACGCCCTGATCTATCATGAATTGACAGATCGGATCTTGCATATCAATACGTGCTCTTCTTATATAATACATTGAATACCTAGGATGCATGCCTGAAGATGTTCCAGCAACGCAAGAGGTTGTACCACTTGGCTTACAGCACGTAATGGCCTTGCTTGGATTGATACCAAGCCTCTCAGCCCACACAAGGTTAGTCTCTTGAACAACATCCTTGAGCTTCTGAAGAGTCCAGCGAAGCTTAGGAGTCCCCCTCAACCCACACATCAGGCCGTTGTCATAGATACCTGTAAAGGATACACCAAGCAGTCGCTCTTCCTCACAGTTCCTTTGCCAATCAGAGTCCAAGTAAGAAAACCTAGTACAGGCCGACTGGATTGTGCCAAGAATAGTGGCATAAGCTACCTTGGAAGATAGAGAATCAAGGTCATCGTCTGCTCGTACTACAACCTCTGTTAAATTACAGAACTGTTTTGGACGTAGGATAATTTCTGAGCAGGGATTTGTCCCGAAGTCTATTCCTTCTACTTCTCTTCCCGATCTCTCAGCAAGCATAGACAACGCCTCTCGATTACAGATACCCCTCTCACCAGAACGTGAGTTGTACATAGCCGCCCACTCGTCGAGGAACTGTGATAGGGAGGGCTTGGTATCGTAGACCGCTGAGTTATTACTTAATCTGCGATGTCCAGAGCTCTCCCACCATGGACCTGACTTAGCAGTAGCCATCTCTCGATCATGTAGATCACTGAGAGAGATGAGAGCTGATCTACGTACAGCACCAGCTATTACGATCTCACCTGTCATACAGATAATATCATGTACCTCAAGTGATGATAGTTTGCGGCCCTTGGCCTTATTGAATACCTTTACTATATACCTAAACAGCTTTTCCAGAGGCTCTGGGCCACTAGATCTACCACCAAAGGTCTTAAGTCTAGCACCTGCTGGCCTAATGAGACTAGTGTCCCATGTGGGGTGGATCCCAGAATAAAGATTAGCTAGTAATAACCTAAATGAATCTGCCCAACCCTCTCTCGAATCAGGTACCGAGATAATTGTATCATGCGATCGGGTAATATCCTCAGGAATTTCAGGTAGCTCATTAATTACACTTGCTTCACAAGAGAATCCAACACCAGTACCGCAGCACAGGACATACATCACGTCCGAAAAGGATCGAATATTATTAATAGGTATATATGAACAGTTGTACATGCATACATCATCCACTTCAGCGGCAGGACCGGCGGTCATCAAAGCCCTCATTGAAGGGAAGACTTCCCGGTTAAGGGTAGCATCTCGCAGGTCCGCAAGCTGCCCAGATAACTCAAAACGAGATTCAATATAGTCATAGTAACGATCTATACATTCCTCCCAAGTTTCTCGCCTTTTCTTCTCTTCATCCCAGCGGCAATACTTGCTCTTCACAATGAATTGCTGAAAATTATCCATTCTTTTTACTCCTTCTATCCTTTATACCCCAACTTTAGGGAGTCCACAAGGATATTTTCTCTGTTTCTATATCGTAACACCCTGCTGTTAATATTCTTACGCACCGAGCCATAGCTAATGCTAGATCATATCCCTCAAGATCGCAGGTATCTTTGGGTTTATAACGATCTTCGCAGTATAACTCAATAATCTTGGTGTGTCTATCACAATCCCCCCACTTTTTCAAGAAAGATTTTGCCCTCTTAGGCCCTATTCTCCATAGTCCGGGGATGCAGTCCGTGTTGTCGCCCGCCATCCACTGGATACAAAAGAATTCTTCGGCCTCTGTATTACTAATATAAGTAGGGAAGTCCTCTTTGAAGGGATTGTAATGCCACCCAGCTACACCCCTAAGATCCTTATCAATGGTAACTGCAACGCAGTCCTCAGCGTTCATTCCCATAATATCGTCTGCCTCAATTCGAGGGAATTCGAGGCAAGTGTAAACATCTCTTATATATTCTCTTACTTCACCCAAAAGATCTGGTTCTGGCTTTGTCTCCCTATTTTTCTTATAGTTAGGCCAAAGCTCTCGTCTATAGTTCTGGGTCCGGCTACAGGACAGAGCCATTTTGAAATCGTGGGCTTCGATAGGGAGCCAGAACGCTAGCATTTCTTCTAGGATGGACGGGATAAAAGATTCATCAGAAGTATCGGCTAATAATGCCGCTCTGTACGCCAGAATATCACCATCAAGGATAGCCTCTTCCGGGCATTCAAGTATCTTCATCAGTATCTTCCTCCATATCAAACATAAGAAGATCAGCAAGCTCCTCCATTAAATCAGATAGCGTTACAGGGAACTCTTGAGTAAACCCAGCTTGTAGATTACACCAAATAGGAGCCATCGTCTCCACTTTTGTTTCTAAGTCTTCCTTATCACCATCATTGAGCATTAGGTAGTTGAACAAGGCTTTTGATTCATCGTCGCCCTCCTCAATCTTTCGGGATAATTCCTCCGAGTGGTGGTTTCTCCAATCAGCATCGTGATCCTCAAGTATTCTTTTACCGGGACTCATGTAAATACACACACCCTTATGTTTCTTTGCTAAGGACAACTCGTTCTCGTATCTACAATCATCAATAATAATACACCTTTCCCAATGTCCCCTGCCATCCTTCAGATCCTGTAATTCTTTCTCATAAACTGATAGAAGAATCTTTTCGAAGGAGTTAACCCAATAGTTAGGATCCCCCTCTCTCTTTAAAGCCCCCTGTACTTGACAAAACTCCCTGTATTTTGCAGGAGAATCCTTTTTAGTTAGGCCCCTGTTACCAGCTTCTATCTTAAGAGGCTCCGCAAACCCGAGTACTTTAGGGATGAAGCCAAGTTCGAACGCTTCCTTAGCAATCAAATAAGCCATGGTTGTTTTACCAACCCTAGCTGGTCCGGAGATTGTTATTAATTCCATCTGAAATTTCCTTATACAACTGATGTGGGGTGACGTGTAAACTCACATCAAAGCCACAAAATCTTAGTATTATACACACAATAAGAGAACATGTCATTGGTTGATATGTTTTAGATATGTGTCTTCCAAGCAGCCACCAGAAAGCATTAACCAAGAAGGGGGATATCTCAAAATCCGGCCTGTCAATAAAACAAGAGAGCTGGGTCAAGCTTATGGGGGCAGTTCCTAACGGAACTGTGGTTTCTCCCACATCAATCTTTTCTTTTTCCATGAGCCAGAAATATCTGTTCTCTGGTACAAAGTACATTCCACCTCGTTGGTGAATGATTACCATGTATCTTCTCTCACCCTGAATGAATCTCAAGGAACAATGGGCAATCTTTTGTTTCGTTATAAACTGATATAACCTAGCTGGAAGTCCATCATTACTACTATCATTATAAAAGACTGCTTCTACTTCTGTATCTACAAAATTCATTGATAAATAATAGTCATTCTTAACATGACAGCAAGGGCATGTTCTATTCTAGCACCCTCAGATCTCTCCCATCCATTTAACATATAGATGGCATGACATTCCATTAAGTCCTGTAAATCTCGTCGCATAACAACACGAAGTCCCTCATTAGACTCAAGATATTCACCGGACAAACCAGATTCCTTATCGAACCGAGCGGGATTAAATGTCTTGTAAAATCTTTTCTTTGTTAAATACTCATCAGCTTTGTTGAACTCCTCGTAGTTCATGTCCTTAACACCACGCATGGGTCCCGCAATATAAATATTAATCAAACACATACTCTTCTCCTAGTGGCAATCTGCCCAGTTATTTCCTATTCGATATTCACCGTCCATGTCAACTACACAACCAAGCCGTATCCCTGCTTCTTTAATAGCTCGAACCCCAAGCTCGCCAACCTCTTCAGCAATAGCAGGATCGCATTCAAGCTGCCACTCATCGTGAACAGTAGCCATGAAATTATACCTTCCCTCATAGGGTTTTAGCAAGTGATTGAGGATGGTTTGTGCAACTTTCATAATCATTGCTCCATCTCCTTGGATCTGTACGTTCAATGCCTTGTGGGCCGAACGACAAGGAACCTCACGCCCATCTAAGAGAGTGAGGGTACCCTTCTTTGCTACCTGAAACTTACAGTTCTTAAGCAGCATCTTTAGTGCAGGCATTTCATCAAGATATCTCTCCTTGATTTTCTTACCAGCACCAGAACCCTTACCAATAATCTTGCCTATCTTTTCGTTACCAGCTCCATAGATAAGAGCATAGAAGAAAGTCTTGCTAGAAGTTCTATCAGGTAAGCCAGCTTTCTTTTGGTTTACGGTGTGGATGTCGTCATGTAATACAGACCTACCGAACTCACCGCCGTCCCAGACAGCCATACGATTGGCTAGCAGGCGGGCCTCTAGCCCAGAGGCATCAATCCCTACCTGTAACCAACCATCGCGAGGCTTGAAGAGAGAGCGAGCACGGCTGTCTCCTGACACCTGCTGTAGGTTAGGCTGCGATGCAGTCATCCTACCAGTAACAGTGCCTTGGGTATTGACGTTGCCGTGGATACGACCATCACGACTCGTTGTCGCACGGTAAATCCAATCCTCAACCATACCAAGTAGTTTAATAATATCGAAATACTTGACAAGCTCCTTGGCCTCATCCCAAGGTAGCTTCTTGAGTTCAGCAGAGTCAACCTTCGGGTTTCCCTTCTCGGTTTTAGATGGCTCCCACCCATACTTCTCACCCAATCTCATGGCAATTTGCTGACGAGAGGCGGGGTTGAAGTGAGTAACCTTATCCTTTAGACGTTTACCTGTCTTGTCGGACCAGCGTTCCTCAACAATGGGCGGGAAGATCTGACAAAGATTGTCTTCGATCTCCACCTTTTCCATAAGTAAATCTCGTTCAAACTGATCAGCAGCATCAAGGTCAAAGCCAAAGCCATTGTCAATCTGCCTAGCAATAATACGAGAGAGCATATGCTCAAGCTTAATAGACTTAGGATATTTACCTATGAAGTTTCTTTGACGAAAATAGATACTCCTTACTAACTCCACATCCCTAACACAATACTTCTCCATCTCTGGTGAGAATTCTGTAAAGTCATGGAAGTCAATCTTCTCCAAGCCAAGGTGTGTACCCCAGCAAGTAAGAGAGTTACCACCAAGTGGGTGGTCAAGCTTATCAGGATACATCATACGAGATACAATCAGGGTATCATAGTATGGTGTATTAATTGGCCCATGCTTACGTTCGAGCATGGGTAGGTCATACATTGCAATGTTGTGTCCTACAATAAGAGAAGCCTTACGTAGAAGGGCAACACCTAGATCAATGCATTCCTCGGAGAAAGTATAAGTATCACCCGAGTCAATATCAATTATAACGAGGCAAAAGATTCTGTCCCCTTCTGGAACAGGAGATCCTTTCTTATTAATTACCACTTCATTAAGACCATTAGCTTCAATATCAAAAGCCAGTCGCATCATCTGTTAAAACCTTTCCGTCATCTCCAACAGCAAAGTCTATTTCTTTAAGCCTACCAGTTCCATGATCAAACAGAAGACATGTTGCTACTCCAGATCTACCAGTGAGCCTGTTCTTGAGAACACGAACAGTGGTAGTATTGGCAACAGCTGGATCAGGGTTCTGCCTGTCACGCTCAAGAGCAATGACTGTGTTTGGTACACTAGCAAGGGAGCCAGAGCCACGCAGATCCTGAAGGGTAATCCGATCACCCTCTTCGTATGCCTTGACTGTCTTCTTAAGTTGAGAGACGACATCAATTCGAACACCAGTTCTTGATACTAAGGACCGAAGCTCTTTCATAATGTTATCTATAAGGAGTCGCTCTGATGATCCTCCGTCGAAGTCACTGTCTGTACTAAGTAGGCCAGCAGCAGCAGCGGTAATATGATCGAGAACAATAACGTCAACATCAAGAGATACAGCCATGAACTCAATACGAGCACACAGATTCTGTAGACCCGAGTTACCCAAGTGATCATAAATATAAAGGGAGTTGGTTTCAAGCAGTTTCCTAGCATCCGCATACTCCTCATCGGTTAGATCATCAATGATATCAATGTTAATAGGATCTTTACCTAGTTTCACACGTAGCTCATTCATGATTTTCTTTGCTCGAATAGCTCGAACAGGTTTGTTAATCATTAGAGATACCATATCATCCACCGTTTCTTGTGGTGATTCTTCAAGCATGATAGCACCAACACTACGACCTTCAATTAAATGATGATGGATAACCTCACGTAGGATAGTAGACTTGCCACTGCCAGTGCCGCTAGCCCAAAGAGTAATCTCTCCACTACGCTGGCCAAGAAGGAACTCAGATAGGTTGTCAAAGGGAAAGGGATAGACTCGGGGGTCAACCATTCCTTCATTGATAACCTGAGACACATGAACAATCTCATCAGGTGAGTACTGCTGTGCCTCCCACATAGCATTGATGACTGCCTTACCTTGGTTATTAACAAGACATTCATTAGCATCCTTATAAGGCAGCTTGGCTACCTTACATTTACCGGGGGGGAGGAGATCAGCAACAGACTTGACTGCCTCTTGACCTGCCTCATCCTGATCGAACATCAAGATAACTTCCTTGTAACCGCAAACAAACTCAAGGTTGTCTTTGATTGCCCTTGCAGCACCAGCGGCACCGTTAGGAAGAGAGACAACAGGATACTTATTCCCATTAAGCTGACTGACTGTCATGCAATCAATCTCACCCTCGGTAATAACGATCATCCGACCACCATTCTTCTTGAATAGGTGTTGTCCCCACAAGGGAACTCCAGATGTTTCGCCTCTCCATTGGAAAGTTTTATTAGGACCACGCAATTTCTGTGCAATCCTTACACCATCCCTATAGAACGAAGCGATCTCTACCCGCTTACCTTCTTTCTCAATGGTTTCATAGTCGTACTTGCGTACAGTTTCGTCAGTAATCTTTCGACTACCAATGGCCTGAAGCTTACCGTTAAGGAACTTCAGGCCATTGGTTGCGGGGGGTTGTTTAGACATCACTTTAGATGTACCTCCGTGTTCATAATATTTACATGCGTAACAAAACTTATGACCATCATCATAGATAGCTAAGTTGTCACCCTTCGTATCCTCGCCCTTCGCAGCACAGGCTGGACACCTGTCCCGTTCAATAACTTTAGACATTTAAATCCTCACTTTACTTTAATCTCACTTTGTCCACGGCATCTTGTAGTACAGCCACGTCATCAAAGGACGACCCATCCATGCACCAGCAGAGAACATTGCCACAGAATAAAAGATAATACCAAGCGTGCTATTAATCCATTCCATCATAGCTTCATCTCCTTAAGTTTAATCTCGTCATCGTTGACGATCTTCCAAACAATCTTTCCTGTCCATGCTAGACTGATTGCACCAGTACAGATAGCAACAGGCAGGAAGAACCAACCACCATACAAGGCAAGTGCCCAGTTAATGGCTATAAAAATTATACCACCAATCAGAGGCCTCCATCCCATAGTTCCTCTGGAAATTACGAGTAGGACCATGCCTCCTATGAGACATAGGCCCCCGATCCACCCGAGCATGGGTGAGCATGCACTTGATCCCGAGACGGCAGTCACTGCTCCGTCTGGCATCGAAGACATACCCGGTATGATGCTGGTGGCACTGCATCCTACCATTATACACGTTGCCAACGCGAGTGCTAGTAATTTAATCATCTAAATCTTCTCCTCTTATAAGTGTATCAAGCCGACTCTTAATATTTCTGGCCTGTATCATCTTATCGAAACGTATTTCTGAGGGGTATACGGTATATTCCTTATACACCTCGCCATCTTGCCGAGAAACGACATAAGATTCCCCGGTCATTGAGTGGGTATCGGACTGGAGGTATTCTACTTGTCCTTCATAGACCTCACCGTGTCGCTCCCACATAATTGCCTCGCCACCTTCAAGTAACATGAATGATTTTAATCTACCCATCAGTTTTATCCTTTATTTAGATTAGACCAAGACTCCACATAAGATCTGTTAGTTTATATTGCAGGCTTTCACTCTCCTGCTCGCCGTCGTCCCAAGAATCTCTCTTTGCTGCATGAACCCACTGTTTAACATGCAGCATCTCGTGAATAACAGTGGCTATTGTATCGCGTACGCACATGTTTGGATGGATAGAGATCATAAATGAAGTGTCGTTTAACATTTCTGTGACACCCCAACAATCTTCTAGTTCAATTCTCTTATAATCAATGACATACTCACTGTTGATTAAGAAGAGGCCACGACACCACTCAATAGTCTTCTCAATAAAGTATATACTAGATGGCATCCTCATCCTCATCTTCCCAAGCATCAAGAATTTCTTGGTCGATAATGATATCAATACCATCAAAGTATGCATCATCATACCATGGTAGTTCTTCGGGGTCAAATCTTTTCATGGTAACTCCTTAATAT